GCATTCCCGGCCTGTTTGCGCAGGGAAACCCCGCGGTAGCGGATGCCTGCGCTCAAAACGCGGTTATCGTAGATGTCAAGGGAACGAGGCTTACGGTCAAGGGCGGTTCCGTAACGATTTCTGCGCCCGAAGTCACTGTCGAAGGCAACTTGACTGTGACCGGCAGCCTGTCGTATTAGGCCCGTAGAAGGCCGCTACGAGCTTTCGGGCAAAAGCAACAATCTACACCCATGAGGCGCTACGACATCGTCTGGGTGATTTCTGGCGATTCCAGACTACTTCTGGGAGGGGGTATTCACCGTGTTAGACATCAGACTGAATGAGGACGGCGATATTGCCATCTCCAAGAATGGCGACATCTCCACGACAGAGAGCGTCAGACAGGCCGTAATGATTCGGCTGCGCTGGATTTACGACGAGTGGCGGCTCGGCCCTGAGCTGGGCTTCCCGTGGTTCGAGGAAGTCTTCGTGAAGAACCCGAACACCATCAAGATTAAAACGCTCGTGAGAGACGAGATCCTGAAAGTGAAGGAGGTCAATGCGGCGACGGTCACATCGGTTGATTACAACCCGGCCAAGCGAACGGCAACGTTCCGCTACACCGTCACCGTAGGAGAGGACACGTTTAGAGAGGAGGTAACGCTGTATGGCTGATTATGGCCTGACCCCGCAGGGGCCGAATATCAAGCGTTTGGATGTCATTCTGGAAGAGATGCACTCGGGCTTGTCTGAGAAATGGGGCGTCAACACCCGTCAGAACCCCGAGTCCCTGCTGAACCACCTGCTGACAAACGTGGCCGACGCCATCGCCGACTTGTGGGAGTTTGGCGAAGCAGTGTACTTCTCGCAGTACCCGGCCACTGCAGAGGGGCGGAGCCTCGACAATGCCGCACAGTACGGCGGCTCCACCCGTGAGGCGGCTGCGAAGTCGTATTACCCGATTCATTGTACCGGCAAGGATGGCACGAAGCTGGCCGCCGGTACGAGGATTTCCTCCGCGACGAACCCGACAACCTATCTGAGTATCACGGACACGAGGGAAATCAGCCGTATGTCGTTCAATCGTGCCTGCATCAAAATCGCGTCCCTCGGAACAGAGAGCGTTTACACCGTAGCCATCAATGGCGCGGTGTTTTCTTATAGCCCGACGGCGGCGGACGCGCTCACGGTGCTGAAAGGCATCGCGGCGGCCATCACCGACGAGAAGTTCACGGCCTCCGTGGACGAGACAAATGAGTTCCTGAACATCGAGGCGGCGGACATTGCCTCGAACAATGTGCTGATTCTCTCCGAGAACCTGACCACGGAGACGGTGACGTCGATCATTACCTTCGGCACCGAGCAGAGCGGCGACATCCTGATTCCTGATGGGGTCATTACGAACATCGTCAACGCCGACGCTGGCCTGCTGGCCGTCGAGAACCTCTGCGGCTACATCGCGGGCCGTGACGAAGAGACGGACGTTGAGTTCCGCCAGTCCTATGCGGACAAAATCTTCAACCGTTCGAGCAATATGCTTGAGAGCATCCGCTCTGCGATCCTGCTGAACGTGCAGGGCGTCCGCAGCGTCGCCCCGTATGAGAACGCCACGCACCAATGGTACGTGGACGGAACCTATCTGGACGCAAAGGATGTGACCGGAACGCCCGAAGGCGACATCGTCCGACCGCCTCACAGCGTCGAGATCGTGGTGGATGGCGGCGACTCGAAAGAGATTGCACAGCAGATCCTCGCCAACAAAGCAGGCGGCATCAACACGGTCGGCGAGACTGTGGTTGTCCTGCCCGGTGAGTACGACGAGGAGATTACCATTCGTTTCAACCGGCCCACGACGATTTACACATGGTTCCGCCTGGGCATCACGCTCAACCGTTCCGAGGCTTTGCCACCGAACTACGTTGACCTGTTGAGAGAGGTCGTCCTTGAGAACATGGACGCTCTGGACGCCGGCAAGGATGTCGTTCCGCAGCAGTTCATGAGCCAGCTTTACAAAGCCTGCTCTGGCATCAGCTATATCGACATTCAGCTTTACGCTTCGGCGGACGCCTCCGATGAAAAACCCTCCAAGTACCCCGACCGCAGTAAGAACATTACGGCGCGTCAGCGGGCCTACACCAAGGAGGAGATGATCGAGGTGGAGATTGATGGCTGATTATGTAGCGACCCTGAAAAACGACCTTGTCGAGCAGTTCCGAGGCAAGGCCAATATCGAGGCGCTCATGGAAGTCATAGGCGCCCAGCTTCAGCAGGTGTATGACTTCTACGACCAGCTTCGGCAGGACAGGGGAGTACATACAGCCGTTGGCAAGCAACTGGACGGTGTCGGTGACATCGTCGTGATGACCAGAATGGAGGCCGGCAAGCTCGCTGGCGACCCAATCCCGTTCGAGGTCATCAACGACGAGACCTACCGCCGGTATCTGATTTACAAAATCCTGAAAAACACCTGCGATTGCACCTACCCCGACATCATTAAGGCGTTTCGGATGTTCTGGGATCGGCCTCTGTACTACAAGGAAGACCCTGCAGAACCCGCGACGATGATTTTCGACACCGGCGAAATGGACGGCACGGTCGATACGACTCCGCTGTTCACCACGCCGCTGCTCCGCGCCGCTGGCGTTACCCTGAAGCTCTACGCTCGGACGAAGACCGAGATGGAGACGGCCAAGCTCTACATTCTGAGCGGCCTCGGCTTTGCCGTCACGGAAACGCTACTGCCCGTCCTCGAACGCGATATTGATTACCGCGCCCATGTGTACGTCAGGGGCGGCTATTCGACCATTGCGCAGGACACGCTCCCCGGCGTCGAGCGAGACTATAAGTTTGGCTTCAAACTCCATCTGGGCGCCGGTCTGCAGGCGGTCTTGGAGAGTACGCTGCCCAATCAGGAGCGCGAAGTGTCCTATGACACCTCTGTTTGCGCTGGAAGCGCGGTGCAGAGCGTCATGGAGACGAGAATCACCGACATGGTGATGAAGTCGGGGAAGATGGCCTCACCGCAAAGGTCTGCTGCGAAGCGCACGAAACTCCAAAACCTCCGCGTTGTTGCGGATCGCCTGAAGCGAGAAAGCACGGCGGAGGACAGGAGCGCCCCGAAAGCAGAGTCCAACAAAACGATTGAAGGAGGAACACAGAAATGAGCTACTATGGCGGAACCGTAACGGTCGCCGGCCGAAATCTCATTACGAGCCTCATGGCCGGGAAGACGATTGAGTTCACCCGCATCATGGTCGGCTCCGGTTCCATGCCGGAGGGCGTCGAGCCAATCGACATGGTTACACTGGTCACTCCGGTTGCGGAGGGCGTTTCGTCCGTCCCGACTGTGGAGAACGGCGTACTGAGCATGGTGGTCGAATACCGCAACGACCTGAACGGCGGCTTGCAGGAGGGCTTCTGGCTCCGCGAGTTTGGCGTATTTGCCAAGACCGAGGACACCGAGGAGATCCTGCTCTACTACGCAACGCTGGGCGACAGCCCGCAGCCGGTCAATGCCTACAAGGACAATCGCATTGACATTCGGCGCTATCCCATTTCGATTGCCCTTGAGCTGGATGCCGACGTCCAGATTACCTACAACCCCGGCGCGTTCATCACGTCCGCTGAGGCTGAGGAGCTGGTACGGACGATGGTTCAGGAGGCGGTCAGCGGTGTCGGCACCGCAATCATCAAAGACATCACGATTCCCCACACCGGCTGGACATGGCAGGAGGAGAATCCTGATGAACAGGGCGAGTGGGACATGGACGAGTATCGCAACTATGTCGATGTTCCGGTCGAGGAGGCTACGGAAGCGCAGTTTCCGAGTGTCGCCCTGCATAAAACGGCCCTTGAGGTCGCAAAAGATGCTGGCCTTTGCCCGACGGTGCAGACCCTTGCCGGTGCTCTGCGCTTCTGGGCGAAGAGAAGTCCTGACGAAGATATGGAGGCGACCATCGCCCTTGTGTCTCCCGGCGCCAGCGGCAGCGGGGGAGGCGGCTCGACCTATGTGCTGCCCGTGGCTACGGCAACGCGGCTCGGCGGCGTAAAGATCGGCAAAGGCATCTCTGTGGCAGCGGACGGCACGATCACCGCATCGACCAGCGGCGTCAGCCCCGACGATATGGCCTCCACCGAAGACACGGAATCCATGCTGGACGAAGTCTTCCCCTCTGAGGACGAGAACCCCTAAGCAACCGGCAAAGACCATTGAGAGGAGCGATTAAATGGCATACGACACCTCTAAACTCGCAAGCCTTCAGGCTCTTAAAGACACGGCAACCCGTATCAAGAAGGAGTATCTGGCGGCTATCTCGAAGTCGAAGCACGCAATCATGCAGAAGGCGGCAACGATTCCGGCCGTAGACGAAGCCGAAGAAAACGTGATGTATCTCGTGAAGAACGAGAAAACCGGCCATTACGACATCTACGTTCTCGTCGATGGCGCTATGGAGTGGCTGGACGACACCACGATTGACCTCGACGACGTTGCTGGTGACATCTACACCGGCACGAAGACCGACAAGTCTGCGTCGGACAGCAGCATCATTGATGCGTTCTTCGCCGCTGACGACGCACCGGTCATCAAGAAGGGCGACGTGTTCGTGGTGAACACCGTCATCAACGGAAAGGAGTATGAGAAATCCTCGTACTACTTCAGCGGCACAGCATGGGAAGCCATCACCGGCTGTGTGGACGCGGACAAAGTCATCGCCCACGAAAACATCCTGCTTGCCGGCGACTTCGACCGCATCGGCAACTGGACGAAGGACAAGAACGGCACGAAGTTGCAGGAGACGGATGGTATGTCCTTCATGGCAATCCTGAAGGAGATTGGTTCCAAGACCCTTCAGCCGACCATCACGGCGAACCCGTCCATCAACGGCTTCGGCCTGAGCGGCGCGGCTGCGGTGGAAGCCGGTACTGCGGTTGCGACCGCGTCCTATCTGGCCGCCACCCTGAACCCCGGTTCCTACAAGTACGGCCCCAAGGCCGGTACTGGCGTCGTGGCGTCCAACTGGAAGGTTGAGCGTATCACCGACGGCGGCACCGAGCAGG